AGAAAGTCATAGAAGAACAAACAGGCATAAATATTGATTTAACCCCACAAAGTCGTGAAAAATGAAAGTATCAGAAAAGGGACTTGATCTAATCAAACAATTTGAGGGATTTAGAGATTATGTTTATATGTGTCCTGCTGGGAGACCAACTATAGGCTATGGTCATGTTATAGATCAAAAATTAGTTGCTTTAACAAAAGCTGCTCCTCGTATGACTAGAGAAAAAGCAGAGCAACTATTAAAAGACGACGTTAAAGAAGCAGAGAACGCTATAAATTCATCTGTAAAGGTAAACATAAGTCAAGGTCAATTTGATGCTCTAGTAAGTCTTATATACAACTGGGGGGCATATAATTTTAAAATAAGCACTGGTCTTAGAAAATTAAATGCTGGAGACTACAGCGGAGCTGCTGATGAATTTTTTAGCAAGGTTAGAGGTGTTGTTAATATAGATAGCGAGTTCTCTAATGGTTTATACAAAAGAAGAAAAGCAGAGTTGGAATTATGGCAATCTTAAGGCATAAATTCAGGGCTAAACCTTGCGAAGCTGACGGAATTAAATTTGCCTCTAAAAAAGAACATAAAAGATATCAACAGCTTAAAATATTACAAAACAGCGGTGAAATCCTGTTTTTTTTAAGACAAGTCCCATTTCATTTACAAGCTGGTGTTAAATATGTTTGTGATTTCCTTGTATTTTGGACAAATGGGGAAATTACTATTGAAGATGTTAAGGGAGTAAAAACAGATATGTATATTGTTAAAAAGAAAATGGTAGAAGCAATCTATCCTATTACAATTACGGAGATTTAAAATGAATAAATTTAAAATATTTGTTGGGATTTTTTTTATAGTAACTAGTTTATTAATCGCTTGTGATGATTTTTTCTCACCTACCATTGAAATATTTAATAAAACAGAGACCCCAACTACTGTAGAACAAGCTAAGAAAAAAGAGCAAAAACAGGAAAATAATAATAATCAAGAAATTATTAACCAATATTAAAATGTTTTTTATAACTTATTTTAAAGAAATCTTACTTACAATTGGAGTTTTTTTTACTGTTTATATTTTAAGAAGAAATAAAACATTAACCTTGGACAATAAAGAACTTGTAGAAAATAACTTTGAAAAAGACAAAGTAATTAATATTCAACAAAAGGTATTAGATGTTAGCGAAAGCGTTAAACCTACTGATCTTGATACTAATCTTGAGCGGTTGTCAGATAAAAACAAGTAAATCACCCAAATTAAATTTACCAGACATGCCATTAATTAACTCAAAAGCTGTAGAAGAAATAAAGCAAATATGTATTCCTCGTAAATCCTGTGATAATTTTAATAACTGGTTAAACGAGCTCTATGTATTTAAAATTAAATATTATGTTTATAAGGAGGAGCTTAGCAAATGAAGTGGTTACATAAAATTTTAGAATTATTTACAACGCAACACTCCTTTTTAAAAAACATTTTTATATTACTAGTAATTACTAGATTGATGTTTCTAGAAAACAATCAGCTTGCCTTAATAGCCGAAATAATTGGTGGGCTAGTATTTCTTATGGCAAAAGAACCTAATAACAATTCTAACAATTAATTATCCACAACTTTTGTAGATAAGTATGTGGGCAACTCTTATCAACCTTATAAGGCATAAATAGTTCATCTAGTTTGCTTAAAGATTAAGCTTTTTTTATAATGTTGCAATCCTGCGAAAACTTTATAAGAGTTTTTGCACGTGCTTTTTTTAAAAATCTTAAGTTTTATTATTGTTTATGTAATCAAACAAAGGTTATTTAAACAAAAAATAAAAATACAGCATATTATCTATATCCTGATACTTACGCTGTGGACTAGACCAATATTGCAACAATCTTTAGAAAGACAGGAACTTGCACCATTCTTAGATAAAGTTATAGATTATATTATGATGCTATTTATTATTTTTATTTAATTTGCTTCAATAAATCCCCTGATGGATTTATTATTATACATATCCTCAATAGTTTTATTAAAAGCAGGTGCTTTCTTCTCTGGTTGTTTAGGCATTACTTGCGGTTTTGACTTTTCTTCTTTGCCCTGTTCAAGTTTTTGTGCTTCTCTAAGCAGAGTAACAGGAGTATAACCCGTAATCTGTTTCATTCTTTTTCCAAATTCCACAGCATTAATATTAATAGGAGTTTCTGCAAATTTAATAGCTAAATCCAATGTTTTTTTATCAGTTAATAAATGAGCAAGACCAGAACCACCAATTACTGCTAATGCTGTTTTTTCAGGAGCAACTACCGCAGATGCTCCAGTTAAAATTGATATGAGATCAAAGGTTTTTTGCGTTACGGCAGTCCCTGATGGATTCGGGATATTTTTATTTTTAATTGCCATCGCACGAGCAACTTTACTAAGCTTGTCTAGACGATCAAAGGTTTCTGGATTAGTTATTTTCTGTAATCTAGCTCTATTCTGTTCATCATTAAGTATTTTTGACAAGCTATTATAGGACATCTCACCCGTAGCAGTATTTTCTACTGCACCAAACATCTCTTCTAACTCTTTTCTACGTGAAAGTTTTGTAAATAGTTTATCTGCTTCCTTTTGATAATTATACCATTCAGGATTGGTTTTGCCGTATTGCTCAAGATCATTACTAATTGCATTGTAAAGCCTTTTAACCATTCCAGCGGCTTTTTTCTCTTTTTGCCAATTTACGCTAGTATCTTTCCAGTCTATAACCTTGCCAAGAGAATCCTGACTTGCAACTAAATCCTCGATTGGGCTTGGAATTCTTTTAATGCCCATAGGCACAAACTTATCTTCATAGTCATTAATTATACTTAATACTTTTTTCTCACCAGCAGATAAAGAAGCAGATTTTGCAAGTTCTGCCTTAATCTGCTCCGTAACAGAAGTTACATTACTGGGTACTATTTGAGCCTCATTAGGTAATGATTCTCTAGCATTTAAATATAACTGTCTTATTTTTTCTTCAACACCAACACGCTCAGCTGCTGGCAAAGCACTATCATAAGCTTTGTCCAATTCTTTCATGACTTTATCTGCCATGTCTGAATATCTTTTGCTCATAACACCACTTGCAACAGGAGTTTTACTTAAAAACTGATCAGCTAAGGCAATCGCTTTTCCCTCACTTGCCGCTGCCTTTGGCAGTGCAATATCCAATCCTTGTGCTGCCTTTGCTGCTTCCAGATTCAGTTTATTCTTACCAAGGCCTACAGCAGTTAAAGCTGCACGGCCAGCAAGCCCACCAACTCCTTTTGCTAAAGCAGGCGTTCCTGTTACTGCTAGATTAGCAGCAAGCCCACCGCCTAGAGCTTCGCCAGTCGATGCTCCCTGATCAGCTAAATAGGAAGTAGTCCCGCCCATTGCAGCAGCTCCAGCAGCTTGTAGAGGACTGGTATTGCCAATAATGTTACCAAGTTTAGCTATTCCTCCTTGAGCAGTTTTTGCAACTCCTCCACCAGTTAGAAATGATGCACCAGTTTTTAGTCCCTCATTAATATATTTTTGATCTTCTGGAGTTGTTGTATACCCGCCTGTAGCAATATCAATGCCTTGATCAATAGCTTCTGTCGCTGATGGAATAAGAGGAGCAGGAGCAGTCATTTCCTCAGCGGGTGCAAAATCAAAAGCATAAGGGTTTGCCTGATAATTACCAGCGGCAACTTGTGCATTTTGAGCCATTACGGGTAAATTATAAGCAAGACTTAATGTATCAGGTATTGCTCCCCCTACTCCAGCTGCTACTGCCTTTGCCCCCGATGCTATTCTTTGACCAATACTAGGTTCATTTATTCCAGCTGTTTCTTGTGGATTATCAAACTCTGCCCAGAAATTATTTGTAGTTTGTTGATTTTCAGAAGAATTATCAAATTCCGCCCAGAAATTATTTTTGCTCATCAATTATCTTAGCCCCTTTGCTTTTCCAATATTCTACTTGAGCTGCTGGAACAGGTCTTGTACTCCCATCAGGAGCTGCCATAGTAACAACCCCAGTATTAGCTGTTGCAGGTTTAAATCGTTCCTTAACTCTATTTTGTACTGCTAGAGAATTGTAAGGTTCACTATAACCAAAATCATTTTCTAATACATCTCGAGTTAAATTATTTTTTTGTATTTGGTTATCAAGCCCAGCCGCTCGCTCTAAAGCTACCTGAATCGCTGCATCTGGGTTTTTATCAAGTGATGGTAATCCAGCAATAAAAGTAGCAACATCACGATCAGAAGTAGTCCCCGCAAACATCTGTTTTATCCCCGCCATTAATGGTTGTTGATATAATTCTATTAATGCTTGATTTTTCTCGCTTTCCGTTCCAGACTTATTAACAGCTCTTTGCGCCATTTTTATTACACCACTACCAGCTCTACCAAGGGCTTCTTTTTCTCTAGATATTAAATTTGCTATTTGTTTATAAGCATTACTTTGAGTCTCAAGTGTTTGTTGTTCTTTATCAAGACTATTAACCCAGTTCTGATTTGTTTCGATAAGCTTATTCATTACTGGCTCACTATATTTAGGTTTAGGAGCTTGCATTTCGTTCTGAATCTGATTAGCCTGTTGCTGATATACTCCAGCATGAGCTTGTTTTAAATTAACATCTGCTCTTTTTCCCTCCATCTCTAACTGACGCATTTTCTCGGAATCTTCATAATTCTTTTTAGCTCCAGGGGATAATCCCGCTTCTATCATAGGAGCATCCTGTCCCCATATACTAACAGGGTCAATTCCTGCTTGATACATTAAACCAATTACATTTTCACCCTCTATAGCCCCAGTCTCAAGGTTGTGATAGTAAATAACTCCATTATGGTAATGATCAAAATCCCCCATACTAGGGTCTTCGGCTTGTTGTTTGAAATTTAGGTATATTCCCTTAGCTAGTTCATTACTTGCTGGTCTATCGCCAGCTAAAGATGCTTGCGATAACTGAGCAATAGGAACAGCAGACTGTTTCATAAATTGGGTTATTTTTAATCTATTTTGTTCTGCTTCTTGCATTTGCGCTTCAAGTTCAGCTGCTTTTGCCGTAATACGCCCAGCTTGCTCAAGCATTGGTGATAACTTTTCTCTCCTTTCCTCTGCTGCTGCGCCAGAAATACCAGCACCCATACCAGAAAGCATTGCATTAGACATTCTTTGCGCTTCTCCCATAGCTGGTTGACTCCCTACTTTAGAGAAAGCATTACCCAAGTAATCCGCAAAAGTTGGTTGATTTACTAAATCCTGATATTGATTTAAAGATTCTTTATATCCTGTTGACTTCATTATTACCCTTTATTATCAAAAAGTTTATTAGAAAATTTATTAGCAAAGCTAGTTCCCAGATTTCCTGCAAGAGCACCTCCAAATGTTCCAAACATTTCTCTCATTGGATTACTAGTCATGCTATATCTTTGATACTGCGCATTATTAAGTCCAGCAACTCGGTTAGCATCAACAGCTCCAGCATTAATTGATTGTTGGTTACCAGTATTTAAAGCATCAATACCTGCTGCGGTTAAAAACTTCTGTCTGTCCTGATCTAAAGTTGATAGTGCTATCTCCTTTTGAATGTCCTGACCTCTTAGCTGCATTTGATTTCCAGTTTCAGTGCCAAATCGTGCAAGTTCAGTATTAGCCTGACTTTCTAATAACTTACCTCTATTCATTAGATTACCGATTGCCTGTTGTTTTAATCCTTGGGCAAGTTCAGCTTGTTTTAACTCTGCTTCTGCCATGGCGTTAGCTCTCTCACGAGCCAGTGCTACTTGAACGCCAAGAGCTGTTGAACTGTTAGTAAGTCCCATTTTGCTAAGCTTTGTATCTATAGCTTGCTGCTTGAAATCAAAACCACGATCCATAGCATTATTAACAGCAGTTCTGTAACTATTAATCAATTCCTGATTTTGTGGTATTAAATAAGGGCTTGTCGCCTCTAATTGTTCAATAGTATTGCCGAGTCTTGTCATAGCCTCGCTTAAAGCAATCACCTCTACGGCTCTTTCGTCAATATTACGCTCTGGAGACATTCTGCTAGTCCGTCCATTTGGATTAGTAAAGTTCATGCTAATTTTGCCGTCTACCCCTCTAACAACATCCAGCTTATCACCCATTAAGCCATCCATAATACTTACAAAATTAATAGGTGTATATTTACTTGCTACTGATTCTGATGCTGATAATTGCCTAATTGGCGGCGGCGGTTGTTTAGGCCTAAACCACTTTCTTACTCCACCCATATTTTATACTCCATCAATCATTAAATAATAATATGTTTTAGGTTCTCTGACATTATACTCGCTAAACCCTGCAAACTCAAGAAGTCTAGGGCTTACGTCCGTAAATGCCGTACTATATAAAACTTTTAAACCAAACCCCTTAGCTACAGATATTAACTTATCCATTAAATCATCTCGGAGTTTCCTGCTAACCCAGCGGCTACGCCATTTAGGGACTATCTCTATATGCACTTGCCCCCCTACTCTGTCCTCTGGATGTTCATATACAGTTAAGTTTCCTATTAATTCCCTACCCTTTTTAATGCTTAAGTTAAATATAGCTTCTTCGCATAAATTTAAATTGGTTCTAATTACTTTCATTTCACCCCGTAATTCCAAATCTTCTCAAAGCTAGGTATACCTTGTCCTCAAAATCTTTAGCTCCTATAGGATGCAATTCTTTTACAGCATAAGGATCTGTATTTGCTACAACTAAATGCTGTCTTTGCACACGAAAATTAGGCGATAACATCCTAGCTGTAAAAGGTAATGTTCTGTTAGTAGAATCATTGGAATACATAGCATATTCTTGTCCAGGTTTTAACCGCAGAAATGTATCATTTATAATCCCAGTAGCCAGTTTATTTTTTGTAATACATTTAACCTTGTTAAAATGCAATGATCCAATAGTATAAGGTTTTATTTTATTAGGTGTTATAGTTCCATTTTTTATATGTCTTCTTAAAATAATTTTTGAGTAATACAAACTCTCATTAGCAGGAAAATCTGGCAAAATATTAGGGATTACGCCAAGTTTATTAAATGTAGTAATAGTATTAGGGACAAATTTATCTGTTGTAATAGATAAATCATTAAAATTATTACCTGTAATATTTAACGTCTCTGCTATATTTTCATTAGGAACAGCAGCATCTATTATATCTAATATTTCCTGATTCAGATGCTCTCTAATTATTGAACCATTTGCAATATCTGCATAAGTAATAGCCCTATCTTCAATATTAACAGTATTTATAAACCTATACTCTGGGACATCACCATTTCTATAGGTAAGTACCATGTTAGCATAGGTGGGACCAGATGCTAAATCCAATTGTCCTGCGTTATTGGAGACTAAAACTTTTCCATTGTTCTGTGGTTTCTCCAGTTTAGTAGATGCAATTGTACTATCAACGATAACATTATTTAATGTATTCCAAGTAACAGAACCATCACCAACATTAGTTAGAAAATAATCGGGACTCCCATTGATTCCAGGCAATGCTCCAGCTACTAGAGCATTAACATCCGGTATAATTTCATTATTTAAATAATCTGCAACAGTAGCAAATTGAGAATCAATATCAAAAGACTCTATTAATCTTTTATTATTTCTCAAAGTACGAAAATAGGATAAATCCCTGTTTAATATATCAGCCATCTATACCCCGAGTTTTGATCTAATTACTGGATCAAGTGCTGATGCAGGTATTAAATTATTTCTATTTGCCTGACCAATACCAGCAAGCCAAACGCTTTGATTTTGTATATGTCTTGGCTCTATTGCACCATTTTCAAACTGATATTCATTTAACAATCTTGAGTAAAAACCAACTCCAGGAGTAGGACCAATCAAAGTTTCTGTTATGGATTCATCAATAATATTATCAGATGTAAATGTATAATTAGCATTATCATCAGTATTAGGGGCAGAATAGCGTATTTGCAAACAAACGTATTTTGGCCCATTCGCAGTTGGTACACTATTAAGACCTTGTCCTCCAATCAATACTTGGTCTGCTATATGTCTATTTTCTATAGAGTTATCACGCCAAGCAAAATTCCATGCAGTTATACCATTTTGTCTAGCTGTAAGTAATGTAGGATCTAATTTTTCTGCGGACAAACTATTATCTTGTAAATTCCCCTCTGTGATTTGAGCCTCAGCAATATTTTCATTTAATATTATTCTAGGAGCTGCAAATAATGCTTCCCTAAGTCCATCTCCTAAATGTTCAATCTTTATCGCTCCTAAGGCTATATGACCACCTATTAGAGTCTTATCAGCAATATCTCCAGTATTTACTTTACGCCAAACAGGTGATCGTGCATTTCTAGAAAATAATATACTATCATTTAAATTAGATGGTAGAGGTACCCAATTTCTATTTTGAGTAGTCGCTATAATACTAAAAGGAGTAACGGGGCTAAATTTTGCTCTTGCAATAGAATAATCAGGGAAAATATTAGAATTAATACTTTCCCATTTAGTAGTGCCATCACCAACGTTAAGTAAGCATGCTCCAGCTAAAGCAGGGTTATTCACCCCTATAAATTGACCTTGTACAAAGTTGTTTATAATAGGAACTATCTTTGTATTCAAATAGTCCACCATATTATTAAATTGCAAATCCAAATCTTCAGCATTTATCATCATAGAGCGATCTCTCATGACTTGGAAATATGCAGCATCTCTTGTAAATTGATCTATACTCATATTACAACCCTAATTTTTGTCTCCAGCTAACAGGTATATTTTGTACTCCTATACAACCATCAGCTAATAATTGTGATATTGGTCTAGGTGTCCTTTTGTTAAACCATTTACCATCAGGAGAAAAAAATAAACGTTCTCCATTTAAACTACCATCTGCAATATTTCGGCTAGTAATTGCTCCATTAGCAATATTTTGAACTGTAAATGCTTTATAACCCTCAGTTCCACAATATAAAGTCTGCCATATTTGAAAACCAGGTATTATTTTTGTATGATCAACAGGAGAAGCAGCACCTGGATAATAATTTATGTATTTATGGCTTGTAATAAAATTATCAGGAGCAGTATTACCTCCTAGAGCAATTTGTGTATTATTTATTCCAATTAAATAATTAACCATTGACTGACTTAATACATTAGCAGTTATTGCTCCATTGGCTATTTTACTACTAGGTATTGTATTTGCTGCTATTAATTGATTTCTAATAACTGTTCTAATATAAGTTCTTTCAAAACTTATGCCAAAATTTTCAGACCTAAGCCCTTGCAAAGCAATTTTATCACTAGTTATTACTCTATTACTAATTGATTCATTACCTACTATTTTTTTCCAAATAGGGGTATTTTGCACTCTCGCTGTTAAAGCAAGACCACTCCCGTTAGGGCTAACTACTCTAAATATTTGATTATTATCCGTAGCAAGTATTGAACCTGCATTTGCTTGTACAAGTTTGCTAAGAGATAATGAGTAATCTGGTATATATTCAGCTTTTGGAAAATCCCATTTAGTAGTGCCGTCACCAACGTTAATAAGATTTTTATTTGCGTCTATAGGGTTATTAGAACCAGGTACTTGACTAGAGATTAACTGATTTAATGTCGGAACTATAAACTGGTTAATGTAACTGCCTATAGTAGTAAACTGTTTGTCAAAATCACCAGCTTTGATAAAGTCATTCCTAGCTTGAACCTTAGCAAAATAATTATTATCAAAAATTAATGGATTCAAAGGCATTAATTAGCTCCTCCTGCTAAAAATAATCTATTAAACACAAATAAATCATTTCCTATTCCGCTTAATTCAATCATTAAAGAATCAGCGGTAAATTTTATTATTTCATGAGTAAAAGATGTTTCATTTAAAGGATATGGTTTTAAACCAAAAGGAGAAACATCATATAATACCCCTTGTTTTTCTATAGTTAATTGATCATTAATACTTTGGGTCTCGTCCTGATCAAGATATACTCTGACCATTACAGTAATCGGTTCTAAAGTTTTACTATCAATGTAAATATCAGTATTTGACCATGTATTTTCAAAAAATGTCCAGTTATAGGCAATAAACCATGACATATAACCTTTACCATATTCACGATATGATTGCCTACCTACTTTATCAGAGTAAACCAATAATTCTCCTTGCGGCATCCCAAGGTATAGGTCTTGAGTAGTTGAATCATATAATATACTTGAACTTTCAGCAAAGTTTTCACTAAATACAACCCATGCTCCCTCAGCATTTAACTGATAAATAAAACAGCTATATTTAATCCTAAAACCTAAAAATCTCCCATAAGGATATAAGAAAGCTCGCATACTTCTAAAGTCTCTATCAGTCTCTATAAAACTAAGCTGACTATTGACATAATGATCAATCGGAGTTGAAAACTGATAGGATACTTGCAGTTTCCTTTGCAAGTATTCACTTACTGAAGTCAAAGAAACAATCCCATACTTGGATAAAAATATAAGGTTATTCGGTACTTCTACAAATAGAGTTTGCTGAATTACCCCCACTGGCAAAGTCTGTTCCCATTTAAAATCTGGCAACGTAATATTCTGTCCATCATCGTTAGTTGTCGGATCTTCTCCAATAAAGACCTGCGTTGTTTCTCTTCCTAAAAACAAGGTTCTCCCTTCAAACATTGTTATTGCCTCCAGATTATCTGGAACACTGGAATTATTAGCTAGATTAATGAAGTCAATTTGATTAGTCTGGGGATTAAACCAATCGTAGACGCTTTCTACTTTAGCAGCATAATAAGCTCTCATAGCTAAAAGCGGTGATCTAAATTTATTTTTATATGTTCTACCCTCTGCTACTGCCCATAGTCTTTTGTGAACAACAGCTAAATAGCTAAAGGATGGACAGAGTTTTTGATATAATATTTTTTTTACATTAGCTTGAGGTGCAATATTAACTGTTATTGTAATTGCAACCTGATTATTAGCAGGTGCATTATAAACTACGTTAGTAATGCTAACTGCTCTATTTTCATTATCACTGACTAAAGTAAGCCCATCACCTACTTTTATATCAGCTTGCAACGTAGCAAGGTAATTTTGTAGAATAGAAAAAGTTAAGTTAGAACCATTTACAGTAATAGGAGTAACATTAGGAATAGGAACAGGAGCTTTTAAACCTACTAATTGATTACCATCATATACTTTGACTGGATCAACTCCATTAGCAATTAATAGTTTGCCTTGAAAGTTGACATAAGAGACAATAACAAGCGGGTCTACCTGATCAGTTATTATTTCGTAAGCTTCGTTAGCAGTAACTCTGGCGATTAAAGCTTTTTCAATAAAAAAATTAAATGGATTAGTAATGCTAGCTCTATCAACAGGAAAATCAAAGACTATTAATTGATCTGTAGATGTTACAACGCTAATTTCTGTTTCAACTCCAAGAACCTGTTTAAAATAAACACGTATCCCATCATTAATTGAATTTCTTAAAAATGTTCTATAATCTGGTTGAAAATTGGCAAGAACAAGTGTCGCTCTACACCATCCAGCTAAAGTTGGATGTTCAGCAATTGTAATATTTTCATGAGTAATAGCTGACTGTCCAAGATAACTCACATATACTAATTTTTCAGATGTTCCATCATCTTTTAAGAATGGCATAATTGCTAAAACTTCCCGAGTAAAAAAAGTATCAGAAAAAGGAAAACTAGCAATTAATTCTGTACCATACCGCAACGCTCCTGTTTTATTATCGCTAACTAGTATATTCTGAATAAATCGACCATAGGATATATCATCTTTAGTATTAGTGTTAATACCCTTAAATGGAAATGGAACTGCTATAGTTTGCGGATGATGATTAAACATTATAAACCATAGTTTTTAAAATTAGCTAAAATTTTCTTATCATTTTCCCATACATTCCTGATATAGGCCATTTTATCCATAAAGACCTTATTACTAAAATAGAAGTAATATAACGCTCCATGTACTAAAAATATATGATATGGTAAAG